TGCTAGTGGTTTCTCTCTAGTGAATTAGACAAGCGAGGCATGGTAGATATATCTGTAAGACCTCAGCTTGTTGCTTGCGGGCCCGCCCCCCTGTGGCTTGCGGCTTGTTGCTTAGAATAAATAAGAGAGAGGCCCTCAGCGAGGGCCAATGATTAGTCGATGAATTGTTTTGCAATGTATAGAAAAGACAGACCACACAATGCAAGTCCGAAGAGTGGCTGTCCTGCAACTGCACACAACAAACCACAGACGTTTAGTAGTATTACTGGTATTATAAATAACATATATATCCTTTCTGTTAATATCCCAGACTATAGGGGTCTCATTCCATTGTCAAACTTAAAAAGTATTTAATACCCCTACCCACTATATACAGTAGAGGGGTCCCACAGACATACTATATATAGCTTGATTTATAAACTTTTACGGCGTAAAATCGTTTTCACTAAAAAACCGAGGTGCAAAAATTTTTTGTAAAATTTTTTTCAAATGTTAACCCCAGAACAAATCGCAAACCTACCATCAGACACTAAAAAAGAATACATGCAAACTGTATTGTTATTAGAAGAAAAGAAAAAACAACAAGCTGTAAGAGATGACTTTCTTTCTTTTGTAAAACATTTGTGGCCAAATTTTATTGAAGGCGAACACCATAAAATCATGGCAGATAAATTTAACAAAGTGCAATCAGGTGAAATAAAAAGATTAATTATTAATATGGCACCCAGACATACCAAGTCTGAGTTTGCATCCAACTTCCTACCTGCATGGATGATTGGTAAACAACCCGACTTAAAAATTATTCAAGCAACGCACAACGCAGAACTTGCTGTACGTTTTGGTCGTAAAGCAAAAACATTAATGGACTCAGAAGAATACAAAGAAATATTTCATACAAGACTTAGAGAAGATTCTAAAGCAGCAGGTAAATGGGAAACTGATCAAGGCGGCGAATACTATGCTGCTGGTGTTGGCGGATCAATTACAGGTCGTGGTGCGGATCTACTTATCATTGACGATCCACATTCTGAACAAGATGCGATGAACATGCAATCGTTTGACAGGGTTTACGAATGGTATACATCAGGACCGCGGCAAAGGCTTCAGCCTGGCGGTAGAATTATTTTGGTTATGACAAGATGGAATGTAGCAGACTTAACAGGTAAATTACAAAGAGCACAAAAAGAACCAAAGGCAGACCAGTGGGAAGTGATAGAGTTTCCTGCCATACTACCTTCAGGGAAACCAGTTTGGCCTGAGTATTGGAAATTAGATGAGTTAGAATCGGTGAAAGCATCTGTAGCTATTACCAAATGGAATGCACAATATCAACAAAATCCCACAGCAGAAGAGGGCAGTATTATAAAACGTGAGTGGTGGAAGCAGTGGCCAAAAGAAGATCTACCACCTCTTGCACATGTTATACAATCCTACGATACAGCGTTCATGAAAAAAGAAACATCAGACTTTTCTGCAATTACAACCTGGGGTGTATTCTACCCAAACGAAGAAGGTGAGGCAAACATCATACTATTGGATGTTGTAAAAGACCGATACGAGTTCCCCGAACTACGCAGAGTTGCTAAAGAACAATACGACTACTGGCAGCCAGAAACCGTTATAATCGAGGCTAAAGCATCGGGGCTCCCGCTTACATACGAACTTAGGCAGATGGGCATACCGGTTATTAACTTTACACCTAGTCGTGGAAATGATAAACATACTAGAGTAAACGCTGTTGCGCCATTATTCGAGGCGGGCATGGTTTGGTATCCAGATCGTAAGTTTACTGAAGAGGTTATAGAGGAGTGCGCTGCATTCCCACTTGGTGAACACGATGACTTAGTGGATAGCATGACTCAAGCCGTAATGAGATTTAGACAAGGTGGCTTTGTGGAACATCCAGAAGACTACGATGATGAACCTGTATCCCACCAGCAAAGGACGTATTATTAATGGGCATACTAAACTTATTCAGAAGATTGTTTGGTACAGGTAAAAATTTACTTAAAACAGACGTAGCAGATGTAACAAAGACAGACGTAGGTCAAGTCGCTGGTAAGTTTGACGAAACAACACAACCCGGTCAGTTTAAAAAACAAAGCGAGATTATAGACGAAGAAGGTCAGACAAAAGCTATTGTTGGTAGCTACAGACCGGAGTCATTTACAGAAACACAAATGCGCTCAGGTGTGGGTGCTTTTTCTGATGAATCATTAAGTGCAAGATATGTTGACGAGGGCTTTGATAACACAATGTCTCTTGAAGAATTTATTATTCAAGAAAGAAAAATTACACCAGAAATAAGAACGGCAGAGTTACGAGACAAAGGTAAAATAAAATCCTTAGAGCCTAAACAAACAGGGGCAACATTTGAAGACGCTGATCCTATGTTGTCTTTAAAACTAACAGGCAAAGAACATCCTTTCATTGGAGCGCTTGCTCGATCAACAGGTAAAGGAGTGGAAGACATAAAACAATCCATCGTCGATAGAATGAACGAGGCGTATCCGTCTGGTGATCCAAAACGTACAATGATTGATGATGACGACATGATTGGTGCTTACATAGATAATCAAAACATAATGAACAAAGAAGAGTTTCTAGCAGATATTATGGCGGAAGTAGGAGAGGCAAGTGACGATGTAGCAGAGGCAGGTCGATTAGCTCAAAGCATCGGCAAAAATGCAAGCCCAGAAGAACTTAAAGAAGTTAGAGACATGGCAAATGAAAGTGTAAAAATGTTGGACGAGATGGGGATTGATGTAAGTCGTGTTGATTTAGACATAGTAAACAATACAGATGACATGATGTTGATACATCAAGAGATGTTAAAAATTAAAAAACTCACAGACAGTTTGCAAGGTGGTGCAGGTGCACTACCACCAGATCAATTAAAAAAAATTATGGAAGCTGTTCAAGCAGAGGCAAACGTAGATGTAAGAAGAGCCATACAAATGGCAGAGGACGCTATTTCACCAGGTGAGGTTGATAAAGCACAAAAACTACTTTTAGAAATTAGAGAGGCTCTTACAGAGTCTATAAGAACAGGAATATACAACTCACCGTTTGGTAGAACCCAAAATGCAAAAGGTGGTCGTGCTAAATTTTTAATGGGCTCAACAAAAATTGGTTCATACTTAATGAAACTTTTTGGTAAGATGGGCATGAAAGCACCAGATAAAATTGCAGATAAGAAACAAATAGAAAATATAATTAGAGATCCAAACACAGATTTGGAAAGAGTCTATAAAGATAGACCTAGCATGGGAACAAAAGCCACTCCAGAAGATCAACCAACTATTGACGAAATTAGAGATATGATACAAAACGATCCAAGGTATGATAAACTAACTGCTCAACAGATGGATGAAGTTGTAAAAAGAGAAACTACACGAGCAGATTTTGCATACAACATGGGTATCAAACCAGAAGATGTTGATGATAGTGTGGTTGATATGTTAATGATGGAAGGCTATTCAAATAGATTTGGAATGGCTAACGGGGGCGGAGTTGGAAGTTTATTTAAAAGGAAGGTAGCATAATGGCAATAGACAAAGGATTATTTCAAGCACCAAAGAAACCGACAAGGTCAAAAGTAAATATACCAGGACCTGATGCGCGAGCACTAGAAGTGCCTTTGGCAGAAGAAAAACCACCAATAGAAGTAAAGCCAACAGAAGATGGCGGAGTAGAAATAGATTTTGATCCACAAGCGATGGCGATGGAGATGGGTGATCCAAACGCTAACCTCGCTGAGATGTTAGATGACAGCATACTAGATGAGCTAGGATCTGAACTCATGGGTGACTACGAAGACTACAAATCATCTCGTGATGATTGGGAACAGTCTTACATTAAAGGACTAGACCTTTTAGGTTTTAAATACGAAGACAGAACAGAACCTTTCCAAGGCGCATCTGGTGCAACACATCCAGTATTAGCGGAAGCTGTTACACAGTTTCAAGCATCTGCATACAAAGAACTAATACCAGCTAGTGGACCAGTTAGAACTCGTATCATGGGTAAACACACAAAAGAAAAAGAAGACCAAGCAGAACGTGTAAAAGAATTTATGAATTATCAACTTATGTGTGAGATGCCAGAGTATGAACCAGAGTTTGATCAGATGTTATTTAATTTACCTCTTGCAGGATCAACCTTTAAAAAAATTTACTACGACTCAGTTATTGGTCGTTGTGTATCTAAGTTTGTGCCGGCTGAAGATCTAGTAGTGCCATACAACTCATCTTCTCTTGAAGAGGCAGACTCAATCATACACGTAATTAAAATGAATGCTAACGAACTTAGAAAACTACAGGTTAGTGAATTCTACAGAGATATAGACTTAGGCACACCAGCGTACACTGAAAGTGAAATTACAGAAGAGAAACAAGATTTAACCGGTGTATCTACGACAAACAAAGATGAAATATTTACTCTCCTTGAGTGTCATGTTGAATTAGATTTAGATGGCTTTCAAGACATGGGTGAAGACGGAGAACCAACGGGTATTAAACTTCCGTACATAGTTACCATTGAAGAAGGTAGTGGTGAGGTTTTATCTATTAAGAAAAACTATGATGAAGGTGATCCACTTAAAAAACGAAAAGATTATTTCGTGCACTTTAAATTTTTACCAGGACTAGGCTTCTATGGATTTGGTTTAATTCATATGATCGGTGGTTTATCAAGAACTGCTACAGCCGCGTTGAGACAACTTCTCGATGCCGGAACCTTGTCTAATTTACCAGCCGGATTCAAGATGCGAGGCATTAGAATTCGTGATGAAGCTCAACCGTTGCAGCCGGGCGAGTTTCGTGATGTAGATGCCCCTGG